AGTTCCAGGTGCTCCTGGTGCAGTTCCAGGTGCTCCTGGTGCAGTTCCAGGTGCTCCTGGTGCAGTTCCTGGTGCAGTTCCTTGTGCTCCTGGTGCTGCTGCTGGTGCTGCTGGTGCCCATGAATCTGCTCCAGGATTAAGTGCTGATACTTGTGTTCTTTGTGCTGGTGCTTTTGGAGAACCCTTATTTTTTGGAGAAGAAGAACCCTTATTTTTTTGAGAAGAAGGGTTATTCTTTGCTCCTTGTGCTCCTTGTGCTCCTTGTGCTCCTTGTGCTCCTTGTGCTCCTTGTGCTCCTTGTGCTCCACCTACATACTTATCTAAATTTTCTATAAATTCGACTTGTCGTAAACTTCTTTCTAATGTTCTTTGTAATTTTCCTAATTGCTGTATTCTATATTCGTTATTCATTAAATATATAAATATATAATATAATAATATTTATTATTTATATGGAAATAAATAAGAAAAACTATATTTTTTTAAAAAAAAACTATATAAAAATATACAAAGATTTAGAAAATGATATTAAAAAAAAACAAAAACAGAATATAAAATTAAAAATTCAAGTATTACAGATCATTTTAAAAAAAATGAATAAAGAATTGAATAAAATTGACTAATAATTGATTAAGTCTATTAGATTTTTATATTAACTAATAGTTGATTAAATCTTATAAAAAATTATAATTATGTTATTACATTTAACAACTGCGATTTGCATCTTTATATTTTATATAATTACTAGATTGATAGATGATTATATGAAAAAACAATATTCAATAACATTATTAAATAAAAAACTAACTACAAATACTTTTATAATTTGTGATTATAAATGTAAATGTTTCCACATAAATAATTTAACATTATTTAAATGCAATTTTTGTAAATTAAATAATGTTATTAATTTTGAGAATATTAATAGTGTTATGCAAATGCTAAGAATTATTAATATTAAAGAAAAAATAGATTTAATTATTCATACAGAGGGTGGTTCATCATGTTATTCTGATGCTATAAGTTCTTTATTTTGTATAAATAATTTAAATATACATACTTATATACCGGAATATGCACAAAGTGCAGGAACAATAATAGCATTAACAGGTAAACAAATTCACTGTAATTGGTATAGTTTTTTTAGTCCCGTAGATTCTCAATTAGAATTTTATACAGATAATGATTATGACCAAGATCTAACATTCTCGTCCAAACATATTAAATATATTAAGACTATAAAAGATAGTAGTAATATAGATAAATTACAAGCTTTAGAAGCTGAAAGTCATTATAAAGAAGATAAATATATTATGAATATAATATTAAAAAATAATACTAATAAAAAAGAAATTATTAGAAAATTTGTTGATACTGATTTTCCTCATGGATTTAATATTACATATAATGATATGAAAAAAATGAATTTACCCGTTGATTTAGATATTAGTGATAATATTAAATTTAGTTTTAAACTATTTAAATTTATATTAAACTTATAACAATAAAATATAATCTAATAATATTAAATTATATATTACTAATAAATTAAACTTTTTTTGTTTAATTGTGTATTTTTTATTCTTAATATTAAAAATATTAAGAATAAAATATAATCTAATAATATTAAATTATATTTTACTAAAAAATTAAACTTTTTTTGTTTAATTGTGTATTTTAAGCTTAATATATATAAGATATATATCTTTAAATCTTAATAAAATAATCTTAAAATAATGTTTTAAATGTTTAAAACATTATTTTATTGTTCTGAATCACTAGGCCGAGGTGCTGAGTGTAAAACGTATAATCTCCTCCACTTTTTTTTATGAGTTCTATCTTGTATTTCGACCCATCTATTTGATTGATCGGACGCTCTTGACCGTACCATATAATATTCTCCAGTTGAATTGGTAAACTTAAATAAATTAACATGATCTTGATTTATGAAGGCATTATAGGCATCTATTTGTGATTTTTTAGTAGGTAACCAACCACCACTATTTCCAGAAAGCAAAACTGTAATTTCGTCCCCCAGGCGGTTGGTTGAGTGTGTAATGGTATCCTGTCGAGAGGACATGTTAAAAAGAGGAAGCGTGAAGTATAAATTTAGGTTTTTTTTTAATTTTTTATCTATGAAAAAAATAATATATATTATTATGTATTTGTAAAAGATAAATAAAGAATTATATATAAATAATATAAATAATATAAATAATATAAATGATGAAAGAATCAAATAATCAAGATGAATATCTAAATAAAATAGATTTTAAGCTAAAAAATTTGTCTTTGAATAATATTTATATAAATATTAAAATTTTATCCCAGATTGAAGAGAATGACAAATTAATAATTAGTAATAATTTAATAATTGTAGATAAAAGATGTGTAAAATCATTGCAAAGATGGTATAATTCACAAAGTAGACGGGAATCTATTAATCATATAATACATATTATAAATAGTATTGAAAATTATATAAATGATCCATATCATCCATATAATAATGATATGAAAAATAAATTATTAAAAGATTTACCAGGATCTCTTAAAGGATTAACAAAATTAAAAAAAACATATATAGAAGATATCGTAATATTATCTGAAATAGACTTTGTAATAGATAAAATTAAAGATATTCTGAAATTATTAGAAACATCTTCTTAAATACTTGGATAAATGTTTATTAATTGAATTATATATTTTGAAAAAAAAATTAGTTTATATAAGTATATAAAGTTTACATGTTAAAACTATTAACACGACTAAAAGAAATATTTCAATCTGAAAAAGGTGAATGTACGATATGCTTTCTTGAGAGAGAATTAGTTGATTTTAAATGTGGAAATCATCATAAATTTTGTAAAAGATGTACTAATAGATGGTTAAAAAAAACAAATTCATGCCCAGTGTGTAGAAAAAATAAACCGATGATATACAACTACTTAATAAAAAGTGATATTAGTATTACGACTTCTAGAATAAGTCCAACTATATGTTTACACCTTTGGAAAAATAAAAAATGTATAAATAATAAACATAAATTTATTATTCTACATTCGCGTAATAATAAATTTTTAAATGTGACATGTTCAGATTGTGGTATCGATCAATCCGTTTTATATTATTAGTTTGTAAGAACATATTATATTATTAATATGTTTTTATAAATTAGATAAACTATTATAAATTTTTAATACTGAATCTGGTGTTACAGATATTGAATCTATTCCCTCATTTACCAAAAATTTACAAAATTCTAAGCTGTCTGAAGGTTGTTGACCACAGAATCCTATTTTAATATTGTTTTCTTTATATGTTTTTATTGCTTTTGATATCATACGTCTATAACTCAAGTTTGTATGATCACTCAATGATGCGATTTTTTCTGAATCTCTATCAATACCCAGTGTTAATTGATATAAATCATTTCCACCAATTGATACACCATCAATATATTTAGAAAATATATCTGCTTCTATGACATTACTTGGTATTTCACACATAATATAAACTTTAAGAGAATTAATACCTCTTTCCAAACCCTGTGTTTTCATTATACTAAGTACATTAATGCACTCTGCAGGTGTTCTACAAAACGGTATCATAATGACTATATTTGTCATTTTCATTTCATTTATTGCATATTTAATAGCTAAACATTCTAATTCAAAACCTTTCTTATACTCTTCAGAATAATATCTAGATGCACCTCTCCATCCTAACATAGGATTTTCTTCATAAGGTTCGTATAATTCTCCTCCTACTAAATTTCTATATTCATTAGATTTAAAATCTGATAATCTAACAATAACATCATTTGGATAAAAAGCAGATGCAATTTTTGCAATACCTCTTGCTAGTCTTTTAATAAAATACCATCTGCCATCTTCATGATCTCCTATAATATTTTTTATATTTAATCTAATATCTTCTCGAATATTTGGATAATCTAGTAATGCTAGTGGGTGTATTTTGATATAATTAGTAATAATAAATTCTAATCTAGCCAACCCTACTCCTGAATTAGGTAATAAACTTCCAGAAAATGCATTTTCTGGAGATCCTACATTTAACATAAGATTAACTGGTAATTTTTTTTTAATATCAATATCATATTCTTCAATTTGGAAATCTAATTTTCCTTCATATACTCTACCAATTTCTCCTTCAGCACAACTCATTGTTATAGTTTGTTCATTATTAAAAGTTTTACTTGCATTTCCAGTTCCTACAATTGTATTTACACCAAGTTCTCTGGCTACAATAGCTGCATGACAAGTACGTCCGCCTTTATCTGTAATAATACCTGATGATATTTTCATGAGAGGTTCCCAATCAGGAGTTGTCATTTCTGTTACTAAGATATCTCCATTTTTAAAATTTTTAAATTCTGACATATCCTTTAATATTTTTATTTTTCCAGTAGAAATTTTTTCACCTACTGCAACTCCTTCTATTAAGATATTGGATTTCTCTTTTAATAAATATTTACTCATTTTTTTCATTAAATTATTTGAATGTATGGTTTCTGGTCTTGTTTGAAGAATATAAAGTTGTTTATCTATTCCATCTAATGCCCATTCAATATCTATTCCAATATTACTATCAAATAATTTACAATAACTTTTTTCTAATAAATAAACATATTTTGCTAATTCAACAGCATGAATATTACTTAAACTAAAATTTATTTTTTCATTATTATTTGTTTCTATTTCATGTGTTTCTGACTTATCATAAACTATTTTACTATTTTTAGTTCCTAAACTTTTCATAATTATAGGATCTGCTTTTATATCAGTTAAAACTCTTTTATCTATAATAAATTCATCTGGTTTTACTCCACCACTTACAACTAATTCTCCTAAACCAAAAGCTGAATTTATTACAATCGCTTTATCATAACCAGTTTCAGGATCAATTGAAAATGCTACTCCTGCAGAACCTATATCTGATCTTATCATTATTTGAATTGCTACTGAAATTTTTACATCCTCAAAATTTATATTATTCGTTTTTCTATAAGAAATTGCTCTACTATTAAATAAAGAAGCAAAACATTTTATAACTGAATTTATTAAATCATCATCTGATGTAATATTTAAATATGTATCTTGTTGACCAGCAAATGAAGCATTTGGTAGATCTTCAGCAATTGCAGAAGATCTAATTGCAACCTGAATATCTTCAATATAACAATTTTTTAGAATATTAAAATTATTTAATATTTCTGATTTATGTTTATCAGATAATTTACATTTAATAATTAAATTTTTTAAATATTCAGAGGTTTTATTTAATTCATCCAGATCATTCACGTCTAAAGATTCAATTGTGTCTTGAATTACTTTATTTATATTATTTTCTTCAATAAAAATATTATATAAATTTGTTGTAATGGCAAATCCATTTGCTATTTTAAAATTTAATGTTTTCGAAAGATGATATAACTCTCCAAGAGACGCGTTTTTCCCTCCAACTAAATGTTTATTTTTATAAGAACAATCTTTAAACCAAATAATATTCATATATTATTTCTATAATATTATAATTTAAAAGTTATTGAAATAAAATTGAAATAAATATTAATTAATTAAATATATACTTAATTAATTAATTTCATAAAAAACTATAAATAATGAGAACTGTAAGCGCACCTGTTAAAAATATTCCACTAGCTTCTTGTATTAAAATTACAGAAAAAAATCAAGATAATGGTAAACTTGAAATAATTGTTCAATTATTTTATTCTGATAAAACAATGTGTACTAGAGATATTCATGTTCAAACATTGCAAGGTAGTTCTAACAATAATTTTATTAAAAAAAAATTAGAGATAATTGCACCTGTACTTCTTTCTGATGCCAAATTTAAAGATTTATCTTTATCTTTCGAGAAAGATAATATTATCATTACAATGGCTAATAAAAAAATTATAAATATCACAAATAATGTTGATAACACTTTAGGAATGTTTATAATAAAACAAATGACAGAAGATTCAAAATTACAACTAGATGAAGTATGTCCAATTCTACATGATAAAGTGGGAGATCTCTTGAAACAAGGAGATGAATTAGTTCGAATTGAAGGAGAACCACATATTTATCATAAAAAAACACTTGAACAAGCATTATTACATAGTGGTCAAAATATTTCGCCCATATCTCGACAACCAATTTCTAGATTACTTCCAGTAGTTCAAGTAGAAAATATAGCATTGCCAATTCAAGCACTGTCACCGCCCGAAGTTACTGGAATCGATACTCAAAGTTTAGAAATCAACATTAAAAAAAATAATCCAATTGATGTACATATAGTAGTAGATGTTTCTTTGTCAATGTGCCAGGGAGAATATCCAAATATGGCTTATCTTCCTTTGAAAAAATATATTGAATCATTAGACGACGGGTCCAGGCTTGAGATAATTACATTTTGTCATAATTTTGAGCGCTCTTTTGATCTTGCTGATAAAAATCAATTAGATTTAGATCAGCAATTAAAAACTATATTAGAGCCACGTGGTGGAACTGCATTTAGAGATGCAATGATTCGTGCTATATCAGAATTTAAGTTTAATAAAGACGATAGAAAACAGTTAATGCTTGTAATTACTGACGGAGAAGATTATAATTCTAAAAGTTCAATTGAAGATCTAAACAATGTTACTGCAAATGCTTGGTCTAAAGAAGGGAAAAATATTGAATGTCTATTTATGCATCCTCCGAATCTTAATGGAGCACAAATACTTCAATTATCTCCGGATAAATGTTTAACATTCCAACCAGATCCACAGTATACCGAGGCAGCAATTGCATCATTAAGAACTGTTACACAACAGTATTCTTTAGGAGAACCTCCAGCAATTACACGCATGATGCGAACAGCAAGTTGTCCTGCACAACAATACCTTGAAATTTAATAAAATTTATTGATTTTTTTTATATTATTAATAATATAAATGTCAAGAAAAATATTTATTGGTGGTAATTGGAAATGTAATGGTACAAAAAACTCCGTTAAAAAATTAATTAATATTTTAAATTATAATATTACATCATCATATAATGCTGAAATAGTTGTTGCTCCTCCTTTTTTATATTTAAATTATGTCATATCAAATATCAAAAATCAAATTCAGGTTAGTTCACAAGATGTTTCTAATGAAAAAGGTTATGGTGCATTTACTGGTGAAATAACACCAGAAATGATTTATGATTTTGGTATACCATGGACAATAATAGGTCATTCCGAACGCAGACATAAAGTAACAACTGAAAGTAATCATTTTATTGCTAGTAAAGTTAAAAATGCATTAGATGTTGGATTAAAAGTAATAATTTGTATAGGAGAACTTCTAGAAGAAAGAGAAAAAAACAAAACTTTAGAAATATGTATTAATCAATTAACTCCAATAGTTGAAATTATATCTCCGAAATATTGGAATAATATTGTTATAGCTTATGAACCAGTATGGGCTATTGGAACTGGAGTAATAGCTACTCCAGAACAAGCAGAAAATATTCATTCTAAAATTAGACAGTGGATTAATAATAAATTAGGAAATTATATATCAGATTCTATTCGTATTATTTATGGGGGTTCAGTAAAATCTACAAATTGTCGAAATCTAATTGATAAAAAAAATATAGACGGATTTCTCGTTGGCGGAGCATCCATTAATGAAGAATTTATTCAAATTATTAATAATTCAGTAAAATTGAAATAGTTTTAAATAAATTATAATCAAATTATAATTTATTTAAAACTATGGAAGAATATCGTAGCATTCAACATGCAAAATACTTAATGACAAAAGAAAATGAAAATATAGAATATTATAAATTTATTCTTTCTAATTTAGATTATGATGATGAAATAATTGTATATATTTATACAAATAAACTAATCGAAAAAATTCAAACATTTTTTAGAAATTATAGATTATCAGACAAACAATGTGATAATTTAGAAGATATATATGGTCATAATATATATGATATTATTAAAATTCGTATTAATAATAATATATTTGGATATCATTACTTACAATTACAAAAACATTTTGATATTAAAGAATATTCTGATATCAAAACAAAATCACCTATAAATTATAATATTATTAAAAAAATAAATCAAATTATTAAAAATAAATCAAAGTATAAATATGAAATTAAAAATAATTTTACAAACATAAAATGTATCTATGAATCATCATATTCAAAAAATTGGGAATTTAATGATATTTTAAACTTATTTGAATCAAGAGGTAAACAAACAATTAAAGTTCCTCAAAATTTATTTAATCAAATGTTATCTTTTGATCCAGATCTTTATGCAATTGAAATTTTAACAAATGATTCTGTTAATACTAATCGCTCATATTGTACATTTGACGATTTCCCATTAGAAAATTATAATGAAAATGAAAATGAAAATGAAAATGAAAATCAATATATATATTTACCATTAGGAGTTTATAATCAATTAAAAATTAGTCCTAATAATACTGATTTTAAAATTAGAATTATTAAACCAGAAAAAGGTACGAAAATTAAATTAAAGTGTTTTATTGATGCAACAAATCATTTTGAAGACGTAAAAACACAACTAACTTCCGAATTAAATAAACATAAAATATTGAGCTTAAATCAGATTATTGGAATAGAAACTGATAAAAATCATTCTATAATTCCATTTTTAGTTACAGAACTATTTCCAAATAATATAATTGATATAACAGATATTGATTTAGAAATTGATTTTGATGAATGTTTTCCATTTGATGATTCAATAGAATCATTATTAATATATTTACAATCAAATTAATAATATATTTATATATTAAGATGTTATATATGGAATTAGTAAATTTAAAAAATAAATTTACTAAAAATAAATTAAATGATAATCTAATGTATAATTATAATTACTCCTTATTAGATAATTATCAAAATTATACATTAATTCAAAAAATAAAATTTACCTTATTTAATAAAAAACCTGAAATAGATTTATTAAATGATTGTGAATTAAATCTACCAATTGATCAATTAAATAATATTTCAACTAAAAAAGATAATTATCTTATCCGAATTGTTGTCCATATTTTATTACATATAATTCTTTTATCTACACTCGAATCTTTTATATTTTTTTCTTATATTTCAAAAATTGAAAATAAATCATTTTTAGGAGTTGTTAAAAATTATTTTAATTATTTTCATAAAATTATTATAAATGAAGAATATAACAATTATATAACATTTGATAATAATATTAATTTAGATAATTACTTAATAGAATTAAATCAGCAAAGTAATAATAATTTTATATATAGAAATTTATTTAATAATAAACTTAAAATACATTCTTTTTTTATAACTTTTATATTATCTAGTATTTTCATAATATATATCTCTTTAACATATCGAAAATATAATTTATATCTTAAAAAATTATTTTTTGAACATATTACCTTGATTTTATTAATTGGAGCATATGAAATATGGTTTTTTCAAAATATTATATTACATTATAAATCAATTACAATGGATGAATTAAATTATATGATAGTAAAATGTACTTTATATACACTAAATAATAATATTAAAAATATTCATATTAATTCTACATTAATAAATAATTGTGAATTATTATAGTCTTATAATATATGGATGATTTACATATTATATCATTAATAACAAAAAATACAAGTGCTGTTGATAATTTTAAACAATCATGTATAAAAAATAATATTAATTATACTATTATTAATATTGGTGAAAAAAATAAAGGATGGAAATCACGTGTAAATATATATATAAAAGAATTACAAAAATATGATAATGATAAAATCATTATATTAACATATTCAAACAATATAATAATTCAAAATGATGCAACTAATATTATTCAAAAATTTAAATCATTAAATAAACCAGTAATAATATCTACAAAAATAAATTTATTTCTTCAATGTGAAATAAAACAATTTAATATTTATCCATACAACTTTAGTCATAATTTTTCTCATAAACAAAAAAAATCTGATTATAGATATCCATGTTTAAATTTACTTATAGGATATAATAAAGATTTACAAGATTTATATAATATTTTATTATCTTATAAAAATGAAAATATAATGAAAGAATGCGAGTTAGACGACCAGTGTTTATTTTATTATTATTATATTAAAAATGCAGATAAAAATATTTATTTAGATTATAATCAAGATTTATTTGGAAATTTAAGTAAATCAATCAATAGATATGAAATTAAAAATAAAAAATTATATAATAAATATACAAAAACTTTTCCTTCATTTTTAAACTTTCAAGATAATGCAATATCATATTATAATAAAATGATGACACCATTTGGTTATAAAAAAATTAATATAAAAGAAAATACACTACCACAAAAATCTAAATTAATTATGAAATATTATGATAAACTTCATGAAAAATGTTCTAAAGTTATAACATATCAAAAGGTATCCACCTATAATAATATGAATGATAATGATTTTCTTTTTTATAGAAATTTAAATAAAATTGTTATTATTTTAACTATTATTATTCTTATTGTTGTTTATAATAAACTAATTAGAAACAAATCCATATCAAAAATACTATAAATACATCCCATACGGAGGATCTTTATTTATTTTTTTTTTTTGATGAGATTTAAAATTTATAAATGCATCTTTTAAATCTTCATAAATTATCGTTTGCGAATCTTTATTATCGTAAAATGTTCTAAAAGATTGAGAATATTTCATTTCATTAATTAATTTTTCTATATCTCCTCCAAAAAATTTAAATTCTTTATGATTTTCTTTAAAGAATTTAGTTAATTCCTCTTCAGAAATTTCATTATTATATTTTGATTTTGATATTTTGATTTTGAAAATATCAATTAATTCATTATATGAATATTCTTCTATATTATAATAAGATGAAAATCTACGTTTTAAACCAGGATTATATGAAAAAAAACATTTATCTAATTCTGTATCATATCCTGCAATAATCATCATAAATTCATTTTTTTTTTCAGATAAATATTGATTAATCATATCAATAGCTTCTTTAGAAAATGAATCTTTTTTCTCTTCATTACCTAATGAATATGCCTCATCTAAAAAAATTACTCCACCTAATGCTTTATCTAATAATTCTCTAGTTTTAGGTGCAGTTTGTCCTAAATATTTTCCAACTAAATCATCTCTTTTTACAGAAATAAAAGTACAATTTTTTAAAATTCCCAATCGAACAAAAATATCTGCATAAATTTTAGACAATTCGGTTTTACCTACACCAGGAGGACCTGAAATAATAGTATGCAGATATTCATCGTTATTTGGATTTCTAACATAATAAATAATTTTTTTAAATATGTTTTTTTTTACAGTTTCTAATCCTATCATATCATTTAATTTTTCAATTGCAGGTATTAAATTATATAATCGTTGTAAAATATGATTATGTCTTATTTCTTTCCATTTATCTTTTAAATTTATAATATTAGAAATTGATTTAATTGATTTTAACATTTCTATTATTTTATCATTATCATATGAAAATCTCATTTTTTTATAATTATTAACTTCGTAATTATTTTTCATTTTTTTCTTTGCAGGCTCTTGATCTTTAATAATTTTATCTTGTAAATCATCAATTTTATCTTTATATTCAAAATTCCTTTTTCTTAAATTTTTATTATTTTCTTCTAAATTTGTTAATTCTTTTTGTAAATTTTGATTATCTTGCCATACTTGTTGATATGCTCCAATAGGATATGTTGTTAACAATGCTAAATTTTGAATAATTAAATCATTTTGATATTCATTATTATTCATTATTTAAAGTGAAAAGTAATATATTTTTAAATATATTACTTTTAAATATAATATTTTACTTTTTAGTTTTTTTATAATAAAGGTATGTTTCTATTTGCATTTTTATTTAATAATTCAGTTAATGAAACTATAACACACACATCATTATGTGGATTATTAATATTGTGATTTTTATCAACACATATACCTCCTTCTAGTAATTTTATTTTATTATCATTAGTACTAATATCTAATGATCCTTCCAATAAACTTATATAACGCGGCAATTTATAAAATTCATTTGTGTTTGGTGGAATTATATTCATATGAATTCTTATTTGTGTAGTATATATATCTAAATTATGAGATAAATCTAATGATTTAATATAATTTATATCTTCTAATTTAGTTAATGAGTTATGATTGTCAAAAATATTAGACAAATCAAATAATCTCATATTATTTAAATTTTCATTATAAAATAATTGTTGGTAATCACCAATTTTGTATTTTGTAAGTACAGATTTATATAAATTTATTATTTTTTCATTATTTACATTATTTTTATTTAGAATTTGTTTTATTCCTAATATTCTAGATACCATATATTTATATAATAAATACCATATATTTATATAATAAATACTTTATTACACCTTTAAATATAATATATTAATTTAATACCTTTATCATATTAGAGTAATAGAAATCATCCTTTTAAAATCAAGATATCTGTAAAGTTCCCAATTTATTTGATTTTTACTTTGACATTTTTCATTATTATAATTTTTCATTTGCAAAAAATTATAATCCTTCATGGATTTACACATCTTTTTTATATGAAGAATTAATTTTATTTCATTACTAGATTTAAATCCTCTTATAATATAGTTATTTTTCCAATAACTATATTTCTTTCCTTTATGTAATGTTTCTGTGGCATGAAGATTCTTTCTGTTTAATTTAATAAGTCGAGATGTTATTTTTTCAGTTAATTGTTTATTTTTTTCACCATAAATGATTTTATCTTCGTTTTTTTTTAAAATTAAATTAATATTATACAAAGAAATACCACTTATTTCCCAAGGAGTTAATGCTTCTTTAGACAACCATTCAAAAAATTCTGCCTCCGTACAATGGAGTTCAAATATCATCTGATCTCCAAATAAAAATTTTATATTATTTTTTTTAAAAATTTCAGGTGGTATTATTAAGCCCAATTCTTCCCTAGTTTCTCTTAATATCGCATCTATATAATTTGAATCAAATATCTCAATTTGTCCTCCTGGTAAATTTATTTTTGTTCTTTTTTGTTTTGATTTTAAATGATTAGTATTCCCTACTACTAATAAAAAATTGTTGATATAGATAGCGATTCTAACAGATCTTATACAATACATTCTTTTTATACAATATAATATTTTTTATACAGAAAAATTAGATAATATATTTAATTTTTCAATTTTATAAGTGTTAAAATCTTATTATAGACGAAATCGTATCAGAAGGAATATAATTAAAAATTTGAATATAATAATAAATATAATAATGTATTTATTATTATATTCAAATTTTTAATTATAACCGCTTCAGGGTACAAGGTCATTGTAGTCCTTCTGACACGGATCCGCCTATAAATTATTAATTAAATGAATTCACATTATCGTAATAAAACTATTTTTAGTTGGGATACATATGTAAATAACAACATTTCATCCATAATATCTTTACATATTATGAATCATTTTAAAAAAATATTAATTGATATTAATATTCGTAATATAATTATTAGAAATATACATCATCAAATTGCAATTATTTTACAATTTGATGATCATTATATTGAAGAAACATATAAATATAATATATATTGTACTATAAAAAATGTTATAAAAAATTTAGACATTGATTATGAATTAAAATATTTTGCAATTCAAACTTTATATAATAAGAAATTCATTAAAAATGAAAATATACAAATATATAAAAAACAATATATAAAATTTACTGTTAACTATTTTAATCCAGTAATTATATCATTATTACCTGATAGTTTTTACCAACCAAATATTAGCATATTAAATATATATTATGAAAAATTCGATAAATGGATAAAAACTTCAAAATGTACTAATATAATTAATTTAGGCGACGATGGAGGTAATATATGTAGTATATTACATAATCATTTTGATAATATGATTACTTTATTTCATTGCGAACAATCTTTTAAATGTGCTAAAGAAATTATTAAAGATAATCAAATTCAAAATTTGAAATTAACATTTCAAATTTCACAATGTACCCACTTTGATAATCAATATAATAATATTATATTATTTATTAATCCTGGAAGAAAAGGTTTACATGATTATGAACTGGATTTTATACATAAATCAAAAAATATTAATTATATTGTATATTTAGCTTGCAATTATCAAGCTTTTCTAAAAAATGCAGATAAACTTAATGAATATTATATCATAGATAGAGTAGAACTTAATGTTATGCCACACACTAACATAACACAAAATTTAATTTATATGAAGAAAAATTAATCATTTTTCCTAATATATACTCATTGCATTCATTCTATACTACTTTATCTATAAATGTACTGTTTCTATTCTAGATAACATACCATTATTACCACATACTCTGTAATGAACATGCGGTTTTAGTAATCCTTTATATGGAACAGTATAAGCACGAGGGTTTCTAAATTTTAAAATTGCTACACCATTTTTATCTGATTTTACTACACCAGAATTTTCATAATTATTATATGCAATCTTCCACGGATCTTGTGTATTAATGACATTTTCTTTGGATACTGGTTCGGCTGCCCAATATATTATATTAGAATTGGGTTTAACATTAACAGTAACACTTTTATTATGATTTAATGGTGTTTTTTCTTGCAAAGGAATACAAGGATAAACAGTTTCACCTAAGAATGGTAACATATTATCTCTCTTAAAAAGAAATTTCATAGCAAATAATCCAGATAAACCAACTATAATATAAATAATTTTTTCTATATTATATTCTTTAGATATATTATTATTAGTAATATGTTTTACTAAATTTAAATCAAGTCCTTCTAATCCCCAATTAATTGCTCCAATTAATATTATTATAAGTATAACTTTTTTATACATATAATTTAACATTGTATATAATGTATATAGATAATATATTCAATTTAATATATTTATATTATGATCAATGTGTTACTCATAATAAGTGTATTACCATATGATCATAAATACATTTTATAAATATCATAACATTAATATTTATAAAATGACCACCAACAATCTAATTCTAAATCTAATTCTAAATCTAATTCTAAATCTAATTCTAAATCTAATTCTAAATCTAATTCTAAATCTAATTCTAAATCTAATTCTAAATCTAATT